TAGACGATGAGCCAGCAACCGTAGTGACATCACCCGTTAATGCTGGAATAGATGTTGTTGGCAATGTACCAGTAACGTCTGACGATAAATTTATTGCTCCCCAGCTTGGAGCACCGTTTGCATTTCCGTGTAATACAGTTGATGTAGTACCTTGGTTAGCAAAATCTGTGCTTGCCAACGTCGCTGTAACTGCACCAACACGGCCAAATACGGAAGTAACTTCGGTTGTCAAACCATCAATTGCGTCCCATGTTGTTCCGTTGAATACGATCAAATCGCCAACTGTCCAATTGTTGTTACCATCAATTGTGGTTGTACCAGCAACATTAACCTTGTAATAGTGACCTTTAGTGCCTGTACCAGCAACTAATGGTGGGGTGTTTGTTGCAGCGTTCCATACGCCTTGGTAATTCATTGCGCCGATTAACGCTGCCGGGATCTGAGTGTCAGTTAATTTGCCAGCTGCATCTAATGTTGCTACACCACTTGGAACTCCAAGTTGGTCAACATTGATTGCGCCAATTGCTGCTGGGGTAACGGTAACATTAGATACTGAAGTTACTAATCCTTTTGCGTTAACTGTTACTTGAGCTACTTCGCTAGAAGAACCAAATGTGCCTACGGTTCCATTTACTGTTGCTAATGTAATAGCAGTATTCGTTGCAGTTGTGCCAGTACCAGTTGCATCACCAGTAATAGTTACTGCGTTAGGGATAGTTACATTGCCAGCTGCTGTTACTAAGCCTTTGCCGTTTACAGTAAATGTAGCAACTTGAGTTGCAGAACCAAAAGAACCAACATTGCTGTTAACTGTTGCTAACGTAGTGGTGGTTGTGCCGCCAGTTGAGCCAGTGCCAGTTACATCACCAGATAAAGAAATTGCACCAGAAATTGAAGCAGTAGTTACCGCAGTAATACGACCTTTTTCATCTACAGTTAATACTGGGATTTGAGTTGCAGAACCAAAAGAACCAACATTGCTGTTTACTGTCGCTAATGTAGTTGCTGTTGAGCCAGCAACAGAAGTAACGTCACCAGTCATTGCTGGCTCAACTAATGTCCATGCAGATCCGGTGTCATAATAAGTTGCGCCAGTATCCGTAGCAATGTATAATCTGCCAACAGTCCCTGAAGTAGGAATGGAAGCAGCGGTGCCGGCAGTAATGCTAACTACGCCAGATCCAGCAGCAACCGCGTCAGTGATTGCGTATCCAGCTAACGTAGTTGGTGTTCCAGTTAGTGTTGACCAAGCTTGGGTAGTTGTACCAGACGTAACACGGCCAAAAGCGTCAGTGGTAGTAGTTACATAGGTGCCTGCTGTGCCAGCAGTTGCCAAGTTAATAGTAGGATTGCCAGAAACACCGTCTCCATTTGTAACAACAATGTTACTTGCAGTGCCAGTAACTGAACGAGCAACAAATACACCAGCACTTGTCTGCACTACCATTCCAGTTCCACTTAAAGAGGATAAGTTTGATAATGCACTTGAGTTGTTGGTTACTGTTTGAACTTGAGTCCATTCAATGCCATCAAAACCTTCAAATCTGTTTAAGGTTGTATTGTAGCGCAATACGCCCTGCTGTGGTGCGCGGCTTAGTGTTGGGCCACTTGGAACTACTAAACCAGCAGTCCCTAAAACTGTTAAATTACTTGATCCTGAGTCAAGTTCTAGTACATTCGAAATCGTACCTGTGTCAAAATTAAAATCCATATTATGCTCCGTTATTAAAAATGTTGTTACCTAAAACTTATAAGGTATGTTATTACTTATGCTAACTCTTGAAGATCAATAGTTGACGTTGCGATTGATCCACCAAAATACGATCCAGTAAATTTGTTTATATACCATGTTGTTGATGCAGTAGTACCAACTCTGACTGAGTATGTAGTACTTGACGTTGTGTGAGGGTCATCTACCAAGTTAATAACAATTGGTACTATTGCAGTGTTTGCAGTTGGTGTGATATTACCAACTACACCAATACAAGTAGATCCTCTAAACACTGCGGCTACTAATTGCCTTGCTGATGTGCTTGCGCAATACATAAAACTACCTGTAATTTTTATTTTACTTGATGAAGACCCTGGTGTAATAGTGTCAGTCCAAATTTGGACACCATGCGAAGTAGTTGGTACGTTGTTTGCAATGCTTGCCAATGTTATAGTAGTAGTTCCAGATGAGGCCGGCACAACAGTACTAACTGTTTGCAACACTTGACCAGATCCTGGTGTCACCGTTAGCAAAGATGCACTGTCTATTGCCCATTCATTTTTTCCGATTTTTTTTAAATAACCTCTTGCTGAGTCGGTTATATCTGCAATAGCAGTTAAGTCAGCATCGGCTGCCTTTTCAATCTTTGTATCAATAGTAGATTTTAATTGATTTGTATTTATTCGAGTTAGTCCCACAGGCTTGCTCCATTCTTCTTTTATTTATCGTAAACTCAAGTCAAAAGAAAAGGGCTGTATATACAGCCCTTTCATAAAACGTGTATTAAATTTCTATACACGCATTTTGATCCCACCCAGTTTCTTCACAAAATCTACTTGTTTGATACCCAAATGGATTACACACAACACGGGTGTAATCCCCAACCTCATAATCAAATTTTGTATGTGTATGCCCATGTATCCAAAATTTAATCCTTGGGTTATCTAAAATAAAATCATCAAGCCTACTGCAATATCCGCCATTCATGTAGTAATCATAGCGGTACTCTGGCGATATACTTTGCCCAGTTGGTGCGTGATGAGTTACGACGACAATTTGTTTGCTGATTGACGCAGGGTCATCCAACATTGTTTTAATGTATCGTATTGTTTTGTGATGTTCTGCTTCAGAATCTGCTGGAGAAAATTTAATGTAATTACCGTGAACTTCTCTACGAATACGTGTGTAATCATTCATTCCATATTTTACTGCTTGACGTGTCATTGGACAGCCGCGGTTCATGTCAGTCCACATTGTGCCGCCAATAAACAGCACATTGTCAATTGTGACTGATTCTTTGTCCAACACGTGAAAATTATCTGGAACATTGCTTTTAATGTGCGCAATCGTCTTGTTAAATGTACCGTTGTAATGTTCGTGATTACCAGCAATCAGTATTACGTGTTCATACTTGCGAGCACACTCGCCAATAAAAAACCTGTTTATGCGTTCTTTGTTAGTGAGCTTGGTAGCAGGGAGATGCTCAATCTCATAAAAACGCTCCAACGTCAACAATTTAAATTCTTTAGCTTCAGCAATATCACCAGCCAAAACTAGCACATCACCGCCAGGCAGCGTAGGAATTTTAAAACCAACATCTAAATGCAAGTCTGAATGATAGTGAATTTTCATAATAAGTAGTTTAACACAATACTTATCAAAAGTCAATCAAAACGAAAGGGGCGCAATGCCCCTAACATGTTACGGTAAGTTAATTACATCGTAACGGCTGCGCGGCTACCATTTACATCACGGGCAGAAATGCTGTAGGCAGTTCGGCCAGCGTAATTTACGCGAGTGCGGACTTTCAATCCAGACTGACGCAATTCAGTCATTCGCGCACGAAGATTTTTAATCCCATGATGAGCTGATGCTTGGGCAGAGGTAATCTCAACTCCAGTGCCACGCAAGCGAGACTCGAGCATTTGATTTTGTGTAAGTTTAGCCATTTTAATTTCCTTATAGTTAGTAGTTACGATTTCACGCAACATAGATCAATGATAACAAAGGCGTAGGTAAAATACAACTATTATTTTGAGCAATCATATCAAAATTCCTGTAAACTAAAAGCATACCTGCCGCGTTATATATGTATGTTAACATATAAAGGACATAACATGAACAAACTTTTGATCGCTTTAGTTTCTGCTTTTTCTATCACTGCTTTTGCGGCAGCATCAGCACCAGTTGCTGCTACTTCAGCAGCATCAGCACCAGCTAAGAAAGTGGTTGTAGAGAAGAAAGTTGCTGCATCTAAGCCAGCTTCTTCAGCAGTTGCGCCAGCATCAGCAGCCAAATAATTTAGGCAGCTTAAGAAAAGGCCCAGTTGGGCCTTTTCCTTTGAAGTAAAACAAATAAGATAATAAAGAAAGTTCATAATGATAAATATCTAATATCGGAGATCTATTATGGCTATCAAACCAACCCCACCATCGTCAATTAAACAAAAAGCACCTACTAATTTGGGTGGCACTGTTCCAGTTGCTGAGCAAGTTCCAGTTACGTCAGCAGGTCAAACTTGGGCAAACGGCCCAACTGCCCCAACTGCAACTAATACAAATTCATATGAAATTACAAGATTTCAATTTAGAAAATTGTTTACTCAAACTGAAAGAATTACTATTGATAATGCGCAGTACAATGCAAACTTTTCTGGCTCTGTTAAGGCAGCAATTTACACAATGCAAAAAGATATGGAAGTTTCTGCTGTTGTAAATTTGAAATTGTCTGACACAATTGCTGGGATTAATTTCTTAGTAAAGGTTGGAATTTTGACATCAGACCGTGCATTACGCATTTTGGCTAACTTGCCTCCACTCTAATAGAGTACCACTCAGAAAAATAGGGCATTAAATGCCCTATTTTTATTCAGTTTCTGTTTTTGACAGTAATACAGATCCGTCTGGTTGCAACGACCAACTAAGCATATCACCTTCTTTCCATCCTGTTGATTCAATCACCTCGTCTGGAAATTGTAATATAGCACCCTCAGGATCATTTGGATCTTCTTGTAACGTAACTTCATACGTTTTCTTACTCATTTGCATACTCCTTAGTTAATGCCGCCAATGTTCTTCTTTGCCCAAGCAAATCAATGCCACATTTCTGTTCGATGATTTTTTCTAGCTGGTTATAATCATCACCAAACGAAAACCATTTATGTGTAAATTCCTTTGATACTATGCTGTCAGTACTTGTTGGGCCGTGCAAGTCAATGTACCCGCTTACTTCCCACATATCAGCAGTAAAGTCAAACACTGCCTTAGTGATGCGTACCGTAGCTTTAGCCTCGTACCAATCTCTGCACCTGCTCATCGTGTCATCTCTCTTTCTTCTTCATAAGATTCACTCAGTTCTTCCCAACTGTCTCTACCATCGCGGTAATTTCGTTTAAGATAATCTTTGCCACCGTCTACGCTTAGGTTACCACATGAGCATGTAACATAGTCATGCCTATGTGTCGAACGAATAACATCGTTGCATTTTAAACATCGTGCTTCGTTAGTAACGACAATGGTTGCCGTGTATTTAAAAACTTTTGGCTCGTCCATTAATAGTATCCTATTCTATAAATTTTACTAGTTACGCCATTTGCGGATATTACTATTCTAAACTTAGTTAATGCATTGAAATCATCAACTGGTTGTGTAACATTGGCGTAATCGTCACGAGCCCAATAACCAATGCCAGTCCTAGATATTACTTTTACAATTTGCAATTTGCATTCTGCTAAAAATAATGATATCTTAGTTAATTGAGGCTCTGGTTTCCTAGTTTCGCCACCTGTAGTTGCAAGCCAAAACGTTTGATCTTTTGTTTGCGCAATAATTGCGTCAGTTCGAGACCAATAATTCCCGCCAGTTGGCCATTGGTCAGTGATCACATCAGTTATTGGCTCAAGCGCCATAGTAACAGTAGACAAGTTAATTTTGCTAGGTGAGATTAAAAATATTGTTGGATCTTCGCCAATACGATTACTTACTGACAACCAGTTTGTTGCTTCCTGTGCTACTTCTAATTTAACTAGTGGCGCAGAAAGTTTGTTTACAATTGATACTATTTTAACAGTGGACAAGACAAAATAATTACCTGTTTTTAAACTTTTAAACAAGTAGCGTTCTGTTTGGTCTGTGTTAAATGTAACTTCACCAGTTGTATTATACCCACGGGAGTTTGCATACGAGCTTGTAGACAAAAAGTAATATTTACCAAAGTATTGGCATACTAAATCGTCAGATTCCACTTTAGTAGATAGCAATTCTACTGTATCACCTACCTGCACATCTTTAAGTGGAATTTTTGTGTTTGATTTTGCAGTTAACGAAACTGCTTCTTGGTATGGCTCAGATAGTTCAGGCAGCAAGATGTTTTTGCCGCTATCCCGCCCCCAAGCACACTTGCCCTGAATAACACCATTTACGATAGTTGAACAATCAACAATTCTCGCAAAGTTTTCTGATCCAATTTCAAGTTCAAACCCACGCGGATCTGCCAAGCGCCAAACTACATTGCCACTTCCTCCCCACCCGCCATACCGACGAACTGACTTAGCAATTTGAAATCCTTCGACGGGATCGTTAGGAATAATCTTTGGGTAGCAGTTAGCCATGAACAACATAGTAGCATCCCACTTAGTTGCGCTAGCCCCATATCCGCCACGATGGCCCTCACCAGATACAGTGATGTCGTCGTTTTCGTCAATTGTTACAGTTGCACCGTGACCATACGCCCAAGAATCTTGAGTTGCCTTGCGTTTTTCAAATGCAGCGTCTTTAGTGTAAGGAGATGCGAATCCAAGTAATCCAGATTCTGTACTTGCATCATCACGATATTGAATCGTTACATATAGTTTGTTAGGTATTGTCGTTGCCATTATAATCTTGTTTGTTAGGTATCGGACCACCCTCAAGTTGCCCGCCACCGTTAAAGAAGTCGTCTACATCTGAATAGTCAATGGGATCGCCAGGCTTACCATAGAAATATTCCATATCAGCATCATTGAACCCAAAATCCTTTTGCCATCTTAGCCAAGTTTCTTTGTCCATTTCATTAACCCAAAATGCAATAAGTGTTATTAAACAATTTGCGTTGAACAACCCACATGTCTGTCACGTCATCTGGATTACGAAGGACAAAGTCACCAACTTTGCACCACTGCTGGTTTAGCAATCCATCCACAGTCTCTCCCCAATGCCCAGTTACATATTGATCGTTACTACTTTCAAAAAACTGGACTTCATTGTCAGGTTTGGGCTGGCATACCATCCATCCGTCATCGTCAATGTCTAAGACGTCGTACTTTTTGAGCAATGCTTTTGGCGATTGCTGCCAAGCATCACCAGCTTCACCAATGCAAAACATAGAGCTTGGGCCAATGGGTTCTCTTCCCTCTAACGTGTCAAGCAAAAACTTATTTACAATAGTGCGATCAACCATAAGGTTGATCATTGCTTTGGCACGAAGTCCTTTTGTTTTCTTTGCCCTGAGCCAGGTTGTCATTAAATTTTCTCCCCTTTGACAAACCCACGCCAAATTTTGAACCGTGGAAAACGCATGCTGTAATACTCTTTGTCCTCACTCTTAGTGATTGCATCAGCACGGACTTCACCAATACGGCCAACAATGTCCTCGCCCTCAGGCTGCTCAGTAAATGTAACCCATTTCTTGTCAACCTTCTTTTGCCACGTTACTGGCTTACCGGTATGAGTTGCCCAAATTTGGGCACGTTGTTGGATACTAAAACCACCACCACAGTGTACTCGCACAAACTTGTCACCAACTGTTCCCTCAAACACTACAGCGCCCATTGTGCCTTCAAACTTGCTACCAACCTTGCCTTCTTCAACATCCACCGCAGTAAGCGATTCTTCAATGAACGGTTTCATTTTTAGCCAGTTCTTAGAACGCTTGCACTCGTAGACAGCATCTGGATCTTTAAGCATAATACCTTCGTATTTGCCATTCAGTGCTTTTTCGTTAATTTCAAGCAAACGCTTTTTGCCAGCGTCCGTATCCAAATCAACCATTTCGCAGCCAACAACTGTTACGTTGGGCATAGATGCAGAGATTTTCTCATACCAAGTTTGCAAAGAAAAAGTACGATCTTTTTGCTTGTGTGTACCAGCACCAGTTTGAAATTCACGCAATGTAATAATATCAAACAAGTTCAAAACTGCGTCATCTGTTTGCACATCAGTTTTACGACGAGCTTGCTTCATCAAATCTTGAAACGATGCGGACATAACTTCGCCGTCTAGTACCACAGGCTCAGCAAAGAACACAGAATTGCGTGAAATTTGCTCTTTAATTTTACCAAAGTTGAGCATTTCCTTGCCGTTACGTGAATATTGATCCACTTTACCATTTGGGTAAACAATAGTCAACACACGTTGGCCGTCTAACTTGCAATCAATGAGTTTTTTACCGTTAAGTAGTGACTCATCTACGTTGCCGTCATCATCAACGCAGTCTTTGGCCAATTGGCATTCAAAAACTGGGATAGCATACTGCGGGAATTTCTTTTCGCATGCTTTGTTAACTGTGCTTTCGCTAAAGCCAGCCTTCAAATCCTTAATAAGGACAAGGCGGTACCAGTTGTTCCATTCTTCCTCAGTTGCCTGATTGCGAATGTAACCAATTGCGACTTGCGCTGCATCGCCTGTCAGCTCGCGCATTGACAGCTTTTGGCACAGTTCAAAAAACTTTACTGGGTCAACACCACGTGGCTCAGGTTCGCTAGCACGTTTAACTGGTTTGGTCTCAACTGCTTTGACGCCAAAAGTGATCATTGGGTCATATGCGCAACGTACACCTTTGAAAAAGTTGTCGTTAGTTGCTTTCGCTTCGCGCTCAATTATTGCTTGTTTTTCGTTCTTGCTGTCAGTTGCAGTAATTTCTGCAAGGATAGTCCAGGGTTTATTCATTTATTCAGTATCCTTTAAGGTATGAGTATATTATAACGTGCGGTGGCGTCAATGTCAAGTGCTTTTTGATTATTTTGCTGCGGAATGTAAAACCAGGCTAAATATTATTATGATATACTTATACGTTAAAACACACAATCAAACTGGGTTGCAATATTTAGGCAAAACCACAGCGAAAGATCCTCACAAATATCCCGGTTCTGGAAAATACTGGAAATTGCATTTAGCCAAACATGGCGTTGATTACACGACACAGATACTATTTGAGTCAAATGATTTGTCAGAAATAAAAGAAAAAGGAATTTACTATAGCCAATTGTGGGACATAGTCAAAAGCGACAACTGGGCGAATCTTAAAGAAGAGCAAGGTGATGGTGGTGCCAATGCTCATTCCTTGGAATCTAATAAAAAACGATCAGACACATTAAAAGGTAGAACTATTACTGCTGACCACCGTCGTAAATTGTCAGAGGCAAACAAAGGCAGATATTTTCATAGCGAAGAAACAAAGAAGTTAGCATCACAAAAAGCATCAATTAAACTCAAGGGGAAAAAGAAACCGCCAGGGTTTGCAGAGGCAGTTGGTGATCGGTTGCGTGGCACAACCCTGTCAGACAGCACAAAGGAAAAGATGAGAGCAGCATGGACGCCAGAACGCCGTGCCGCCCAAGCAGAACGTAGGCGATTGCAGAACTTAGCTCGAAAGTAAGTGTTTGCAAGTCCCCCTCCATTTAAATCCAGCACAAGTGCAGGTTTTTGCTTCTGGGTCAACGTAATACGTTTCGCCCTTACTGCCTTTGACCTCAACTAGTGTAGGGTCGCTTGCCTCTTCTTTTGCAATTTTGAACGGGCTTTTGCTAAGTTTTTCAAATACGCGGCCACGCTTGTCAATTGTCATTGGCTTTGTGAAGTAGGTAGTCTCAGCTCTGAAATTGCGGAACGCCAAACACTTATTACCTTCAAGCAAATACACGCCATTTTTGGCAGCAGCGCCCTTCCAAACAGTAGTCTCAAGAAATGCTTCAGCCATATCATGCCGCCTTTGCTGTTAATTCAAATGCAATAACGTTACCACTTTGTTTGTAACCACGGTTGTATTCTTCCCATGGCTGACGGCTAGTAATAGTAACTAGCCCTTGCTCTTCCAACGCAAACAATGCGTCACGGGCACGAGCGCCGTGCGTGACACGCCCACCGTGTGAACCGCGGCCGTGGCAAGTTGCGATACTGTAACGGCCATTGCGAGCACGGGCAAATTCAAGCAGTTGGGTTTGTGTCTTTGTCATGTATGTATTATACAGCCAAAAGAGCCGAAAGTCAAGCCGTGATTTCGTAATACTCACCCGCGTACCCGTTTGCAGCGGCGTTATTCACAGCCTTATTGAGATTAGACACCAAACTTACAGCAGACTTGGGCTTACGGTTAATCTTTTTGTTGCCCTTTTCATGTTGCCAGGACTCACCTTTTTCTAAGGTATATGAGAACATTTGTACAAGTTCCTCAACGGTACCTGTGAAAGTAAGTGCAGTGCCACGATCGCGAGTTTTGGTGATAGTGTATGTTTTGTTCATTTAAAATCCTGCGTAGTCGCCTAATTTCAGTTAAAAATCAAGCAATATCACTGACTAAAAAGAAAGGGATGGCAGTGTCTTGCTCTGACGAGTTAATAACATTGGCAATTGCTTCGCTCAAGCACAGAGCTTGATTTCCAAGCGTCGTTTCGCCCATGTCAAACAATTTGTCGTACATGTCATCAAGTTGTACCAACATCTCTGTGAGCATTGTTTGGTTATCCATAATCTACTCCAATTAATTATGCTGTTTCATTTGCTGTTTTAAGTGCTGACTCTAGTGTCATCCAGCCATGGAACCCGTTGCTAAAATACCACACTCCATCTTTCATAACATAGTAAAAATTTTCTTCATAGTAATCAAACATCTCTTGATCGCTGTCGAAAACTTGGTATTCCTGATCTGTGTCCCCACGATCACGCCCGAAGAACACTGTGACGCCGCGCTCTGGGGTATCAATGCAGTGGTAGTCGCAGTTGGCAACGACAGAGTGTCCCAGGCTGCTAATTGAGCCAAGTGACACTAGGTGATTTGCTTTAGCAGAATCGTAGTGTTTAAGCAACAGATCTCCATTATGCTCAAGATATCCATCCCAGTGGCAATAAACTGCTTTGCACTTGTCGCCATGCATAACGCCAATAACTGAATGTGTACTCATCATACTTCCTTTGTTGCTATGTCGCGAAATACTTGACTGTCAATTGCCGTAACGCAACATGTCAACTGGCATAAGCAAATTTTCAATGTCGTTGCACACTTCAGCGTAAGGTTTTGCAATCTCCCATCCGCCGTTATTATGCATTCCGTCGATTAAATTGCAAAATTTAGGGTTTGAACTTTCACAAACTGCAACTTGAGACGCTGAATGCAAGAACAATGTTACTTTGCGCCCTGACGACAACAGAAAAGTGATGTTTTTCATTTGTTTTCCTTACACTGTACCAGCAGCTACTAACTTTTGGGCTGCGGTAGTAGAGAGTTTGTACCTCTTGCCACCAGTTGTTTGCACAATAAACGGGTAAGCATGAGCACGGCTATTGTAACCAACAAACTTCACAGTGCCAAGTGTCAGTGAATGAAACTTGTCAGTGTCGTTGATGCTTGGGTGGCCCAGCAGACGGGCACCTTTAGTAAAGAATGCAACCAATTTGGGGTCAGTGGGAGTAGCGGTAGACGTGCCACCAGCACCGCGCACAGTGCCAGACAGCTTGCCACTCATTGTATCGTTGCCAAAACGGATAGTACCCAAGTTAAAATCCACACCATGTTTTGCTGCAACGGCAGCCATAGCGGTAGCAAGATCAGCACGAATCTGTGCAACCATGGATTTTGTAAGTGTAGCCATTTAAAACTCCTTTATTGTTTGCTGCTAAGTCGTTATTATAACACCGAAATGCTTGACCGTCAACTACTAATTAACCAAGAACGCAACGAACAGTAACCGCTGGGTGACCAAAACTACGGGGGCTGTTGCTGCCCTTAGTAAGGTTAACATTTTCCTTACCGCATGCTTCTTGCAAAGCAGTTAACATAGCCAAATTGCCGTGATAGTATGCTTTTACGCGCCGGATATTACCAGGATTCCCTGCAGATTTGTTGGTGTACATTAGCTTTACACCGTTTGCTTGCATGATGTTGCGGACTTGGGTAGTAGTAAGTAAGTTCATTTTATTTCTTCCAAGAGTCAATAAGGTTAACACATTCTTCTAGAGTGCTAAGACGCGTCACCAACAGCATCGTGTCAGTGAAAATAGTGAAACCACGAGCACTAATATCAATTACATAACCTTTGTACATATAATCCTTTGTGTGTTTCTTTGCTGCTATGTCGTTATTATAACACCGAAATACTTGACTGTCAACTGTTTTTACCGTGACCTGCCCATGTAGTTAACTTGCATGTACCAGTCTGGTGCAGGGCCATCTGGATTCTGGGCGTTATATTGCTTGCAAAAAGCAATTGCTTCGGGCTCGTTGTCAAAATACTTTGTTTCGTCAATTTTTTGCCCCCAACCGCGTTCACTTTCAATAATGTCTACGCGAAACAAAACTTGTGGTGTAACTTGTGCCATTTTGAACTCCTTTTGTTAACTTTCCCTTCAGTTTCATTATAACAGAAAAGCCCCACTTAGTGGGGCTTTATTGCAGTAAGTGTTGTTATTCTGCCACAGGCTCTGCTTCAGCAGCACGAGCAACAAGCTCAGCCAATTTAGCTGCTTTGTCAACTGCTTTCACAGGTTTTTCCTTCTTGGGTGCCTTTGCTTTGACAACCGCGGGCTTGCTCAACTTAGCATACATTGCTGCACGTTCGTCAATCGCTTCCTTAAATTCCTGGTTTTGATACAACGGTGTAGTTTTCAGAAACTCCACCAATGCGGGCTTTTCCATCGCAGATGGCGCCTCAATCAACTCAATATCAGTATTGCCTGCCTTAGACAAGCCCTTGACATACATAAGGTCATGTGCGAAACGGACCTTAACTTCACCACCAAGACGAGAAACACCTGCAACTGTATATGTACTCATAACTAACTCCTATTTAGATTAAAAACACATGAAGCACTATTGCGTCATGCTTTAGTGTAAATGATTTTGAACGTTAAGTCAACTGTATCTTGTGACATTTTAACCAAAACCATGTTACTCTGTTGTCCCTACGCAACACTTAGCGCGGGGGTTGAGTGGCAGCATCCTTAACGGGCTCAACCACTGTGCATTTGATGTAGACATTACCAACTTTGGCAAGATTTACTTGCTGACAGTCAGAAACTACTGTTTTATTAGTGTAATACGCCCCAACCATTGATCCAATTACTGCAATTACTGCAATCTCTGAGATCAACGTTACTGCCGCAGTCACTGATTTGCCAAGCATAGTTGCCATAGATCGCAACGGGCTCTCGTTTTTATCTTTAATTTCAAGTTCTGGGATTTCAGTCATAGTTTCTCCTTAGTGAACAGTTTCAAACAACTTTTCCTCGGCTGCCCATTGGGCTTGCCGCGCAGCAACCATATCTGGTGCAGATTCCTTGACGATCCATGCTTGGACGTCAGCGCGAGTTACGTGAAATTTGGGACGGAACCCGTTGACGTCTTTATACCAGTCGCTAAACAAATTAGCTAGGTCTGGGTCAACATCTACGCAATGAGCATCAGCACCAGCGGCGTGTTCAAGCATTTTAACTAATGTTTCATACATTGTGAGCACTTTGGCGCGGCGTGCGCTATCTGGCTTGCAGCGATAAAAAACGTCCAAAATGCGACGTTGGCGGGCTTGTAGAGTGTTAATTGTTTCGTCCATGTGGTATTATAGCGTATTTTGAGTTGATAGTCAACCAGATTTTACTTAAATTCCCAAAAAAGTTTTGAATTTGTTTGCTTGCGCTTATTCCAGTATGGGATAGCATACTCAAGGTTTGATTCGACCACAATTGCAGTCAATCTGCCACTGCAATCACGAGCTTTTGAAGCGTACACGTACATTTTCATGTTACATCCTTTGCAGTTTAAGGCGCCAAAATGTGCGCCATTGGCGTGAAATTTTTGTACGGTGCAAACTTGCTGTACCTATGCGCAGTTTTTTGTCGATAAACCGTGCAATTTTGGCTGGGCGTTGTTTTTGCCCAGCCAGCATTTGAATTGCTATTCGTTCATAAGTGCGTGTCATCATAAGTGCAATTATACTGCACTTTGATTATGAAGTCAACCTATTATCTGCCGCTACCAAGAAAATAAGGGTCAAGAATAACTGGAGTCCCGTCGTTACGAATCATGAAATTACTTGAATGTAAATCCCAATGCCAATTTTTAGTTCCACAAATTTCATATAGTGTTTCCATCGTAACCCATAATTTTTTTATGTTGTCAATGCCAAGATGAATCATCATAGTAGCCGCGTTGTCGTCAATAGTTGGTTGGTCCCAATCATCATCTTCATCGCCTTCTTCTTCTGGCAATTGCTCATCCAAATAATCTTCAAAATAAGTGTCATTTTCTATAGCTGTAGCCATGTTGGCCAATTCAATATGCCATTTCATGGGTAATTTTCCTAAACGTTCCATACGAATTTGAAGATACATTTCGCCAGAATTTGGCGGGTATTCAAAACTCTCAAACCCAGAGTATTTAGGGAGGAACGGATTTGCTTCATTTGCTATGCAATATTTAATCCACTCAACACCCATTCGTTGACCATCCGAAAGCTGGCCAGATGTTGTCCCGCGGGTAGTTTTAAATATTTTTAGTATTTCGCCATTGGGTGCGAGGAAAGCAACTTGGTCCATTCCCTCACCTTTCATTTTATATCCTTGGCTGACCATATGACGTATTATACCTGGATATAAATCTTGTGCTTCAGTAATAAATTCTTTAGACTTCATGATGGTATTTATTTGTCAAGCATTGCTGCAATTTCTGCAGATTTTGATGCAAGCATTTCCTTAGTGTGATTTGCTTTGTCAATTGCCTCGGGCGATGCTGCTTTATCAAATTTTGATGACGATGCAGATTTTGTTATTTTTGCTAAGTAAATGCTTTTAACTTGTTGCAGCAAATCAGTAGCAGATTGCTTTCCTGCCATCTCTAACGTTTGAGCAATGCCTTTAAATGAGTTAATAATATCTGATATCCGTGGTTCGTCTAATGTACCAGGATACTGTTTGAGCAACGGGCTAATTTTTGCACAGCCAAAATACTTTACGATATCAATACCCCAGGTGTCTGGATTATTTGTAATAGTCTGCAAAGTTGTATTTTTAACAGTTCTAAATGGAACTAATTCACCATTGACAGTTTTTGCTTGAATGCCATGACCGCCGCCAAAACTTAAACTAAGAGCTTCGCCTAATGATGAATACAACGAATTGCATAGAACCCCTTTAACCTGGTAGGCTGGCCTTAGCGCACGGGTCCAATTTTTGTTTTCATAGTAGCTTGCAACTAAATCTACTTGCACATACTCTTTGCCAACTTTAAGAATAATATTAGTGCCGTTGTTTGTTGAATAGTTTTGTGTAGAGTCACAAAATTCCTTAATAGCAGTGCTATAGATATTGCTATTCTCGTTGTTTGTCGTGCCCTCGATGCGCGGAATGTGGAATTGCACATCAACATCGCCATACTCGCGAGTTGGGTCTTGAGCTAAGTCTCGCTCGTAGTAAGTGGCACTGCCGCCAGGTGCTGAAATTTCAGTTGGTGCTAGACTTTTTGATGCTAAAAATTTGTTTAGCTGTGGTATGAATTGGTTAGAGAGCAGTTTCATTACATGCTGCACTAACTGCGGCGTTATCTTTGTTCCTTGTGTTTGCGTAGACGCCCACCCACCTTCTTCTAATTTATTGCCAGTTACTTCTTGATACAATGCCCAGGCTTCTTTGTCACGGTGCAGCCCAGCTAATTTTTTAAATGTAGCTTTCTGAGCAGGCGTTGCAATTTTAAAAAACTTTGCCAAATCTATTATTCCTACATTTTTTGGGTAAGCAAGTTCTTCTAAGTCATCTTCATGCAACTTAACACCCACAACAGATTGCATAAAGTGCCACGCTTCTTCCATCTTGCCTTCTGCTTTCAATTTCTTAAAATGTTTTTTCTGATCGTCAGTTGCAGTTTGGAAAAACTTAGTCAATTCCATGATCCCAATGTTACCTGGGTAAGCTAATTCTTTAACTACGCTTTCGCTAATGATTTCGTTTATTTTCATAATCTTTAATATTTGCTAATGATTTCTTTTTATGCTCAATGCCTGCTTTTGCAATTTCGTCAATATGTCGTTTGCACCCAATGCAAACATTATTCTTATCTAATTTGCATATCTTAATGCAAGGCGATGGAGCGGAACTGCTCATAATTATTATATATTTAACTCATAATAAAGTGCAGGTGGCAGCAAATAATATTTTTCGCAATTGAATAATACTTCATGCATTGATGCCCTTGCTGCTTGCAATGACCCATTCACGCCATATGTTTGCAACATTTCAATCAACTGAGGAGACATTTTCTTAATGTCTTCCTCATCATAATGAAATGTACTGCCAAAACCAGTGTCAGTGAGCATTATGTCAACCGCAGAAAATAAGTCATCAATTGTGTCTGACCAGCAAAAATCAAAATCCCCAATGGGAATAAACACATACGGAAACCCGTATTGTTTGCTTTCTGTTTCACTGCCAGTGGCAAATGTTGCTGCACTTCTCCATCTGTGACCAAGTTTAGCTGCAAACCAGTTATCTAAAAACTGATGTATCTCCAATGGCATATCCTTGGGAGAACGATTTTTTATTGTCGTGCACTCTGTAATTTCTGTGTATCGTGTATGCGTTCCCCTGAAAAATGGAATTGACAACCCGTATCTTAGATAACTTGCACAATTTGCCTGGATTAATTTAGTCGCGTGGGCAAGTTCTGACTCAGAGTGCAACGTCCCGTATTCTAAAATTATTTCGTGTGCTCGCATTTGATTATCCGTAAACTAAAGAATCTATTCGTTTATATTTGATGTTGAAGGCTGACATTAGCAATTCAACCTCACGTAAACATTCCCCGCGGCCGCCGCCTACAATGTAAGCACCACTAAATTTTTTAAGCAACGCAACATCTGCCCATCCAACTGAAATGGGATCACCCATCCCAATTAAATAATCGTGTCCAAGCAATTGCTTCATACCTTCTTCGTATGTATCAGAATCCGCACCACCAAATAACTGTCTACTGTCTGTTATTTTATTTTGGTACATCATCCTAACTGCCTTGATAATAGCAGCATCAGCTACGCCTTGGTCCATCCAGCTTCTCAGGTATCCATATCCCTTGTCATACACTTGAAATCTTGACCAGTTAATTTGTGACGGTTGCTCAATGTATTCATCATACTCTGCTTCGCCATTTACAGTGTCTTCCCAATATTGTTTAACGTCCTGAACCGTGTCACCAGATAACCCATCACGCTCTGCGTTAACCATCAGTAATACTGGCCCAGTGGATTTAACTACAAAATTAATAATCTCTGGGAATAATGCACTTTCCTCTCCGTCGTTCATACCAGAATACTCTGGTTGAACATCAATGCAAATAATTGGGTGTGACAACCCTTCTGTGATAAATTCGGTTGATCTCATATTCTAATTACCTGCCCCTCGCCAGTCCATTTTGTATCTCGCACAGTAGTGGTTGCAACATAATTGTCTACATCACTCCTTACAACTGCAATGAATATATATGTGTGCGGATCGTAAAACACAAAACTTGTCCCTGGCACTTTCCCTTTGAAAAACTGCATCCCACGTTTTAAAATTTTAACAATAGTTTCCATTAACTCTTTGACAGTATACAGACCAACTTTCCCGCGCTTTAGTTTTATTTGATCAAAAAAATGATTTGAAAATCTCATTTTATAACCGTGTTTGTCAAAGTAACCTTCAGCAACGTTAACTACCTGCCTAAACTCGGCCATTAACTCAGGCGTATAAAGAATATTTACATTCCAATCACTATGTTCAACCATAAACTCAGTTGAGATCATCGCATGCATTCCTTCTTGATTATTTGCATTGACCTGTTATCATTGATTAAACTAACTAGTCCAGGATGTAGTGGAGACGGCCATTGGCCAAACTCAAACCAATCTGACCCTTGAGTTTCCCAATCTGTAATTGGTGTAAATTCAGATGGAACTAATGCTAAGAAGTTGTAGTAAGTAAATCCAGACGGATGGTTAAATGTAAACAACGGAAGCAATTTAATTGGGCCAGTATATGATGCTTCCTCACTGACCTCACGCTTAACTGCGGTTGCAGGGTCTTCACCATCATCAATTGCGCCGCCCCAAGTGCCCCAAGTATTTGGTTGCTCAACGTTATTAGACCTATGCGCAATGCAAATACGTTTTGTGTCTGCTGCAAGAAACAAACACCCAGCACCTTGCCTACCCCAAAACCCAGTTTTCTCTAATGCAGCTTTGTGCTCTTCATCTGACTCAAATATAAATTCTGCTGCTTTCATTTAATTGCCTCCCATTTTTTGCACAATGCATTTTTAAGGGCTAGCAATGTTGGAATCTTATTTTGCCGCATATACTTAATAATAGCAGTTGCTGAATCAAATCCAGTGTTTCCTGGCTTCCTTTCACTAGCAAATGAATTGCCTAACCCTGAGTCTTCATTTTCATATCTTGACCCATAGTAAACTAAATTGTATCTTAACTTATCTGCGTCTGGAGTTAATTCTGCTTTACTTTTCTTGTGTATTAACTCTATCCAAGGCTCTAGGTAATCAGTTGGTGGCCGATATTGTTTTTGTGTTGGAGTAACACCAGCCAATAAATCACCTGCGTTCTTTACACTAATTGCTTTATTTGTATTTTGCAATCTCCATGCTTGCTCGTCGTTGTACAAGTATGTAGGAATCCTGCGCTTTTTGCCTGCTAACAAAATCCCACGTGTCAATGGGCTACGCCATTCGTCTTGCTCTTTAATGTATGCGTGAATGCCAATAACGCCGCCAAGAGGAATCTCAGGCGTTTTGCTGAATACTCTATCTTCTGCTTCACGAGTTCTGTCACCGACATTAAGCCAACTACGATCCCAGTAGTCAATTGGTTGAGTTTTATAATTATGATTTAGCCAATTACCGTCAATGACGAACATTACTGCGGCACTTCCCGTATAGCGATGATAATCACCTACTTTAGTTCGTGTAGTAGAAAAGAAATAATCATATCCTGCTGGGGCATATCGCTCTTCAGAAGGATTGCCAGTTGAGCGTGATAATTGGAAGAAACCGTCTTGCAAAATGCTAGCAGCATTACGTGTACTTGTGTAATGATACACAATGCTTGACGCCATTTCTGTTAAGAATTCATCAGAGATCATATTATGACTCTTTTACTATACTAATAATCTCGCCACGATTGAGATTCTCTCCTGCCATTTTTGCTTCTGCATAGTCCCTTGCAGATACTGCTGCCTGCGTGTGATCAGCAAAATCTATAAACCATCTGCCCCATGGTCTCTGAGGTGGCTGTGCTGTTTGCTGCGGTGGTGCCGCTGGTTGTGGTTCATTTATACGATGTGGCACAACCTCAAATTCTTGTTGCACTACATTATGCCCATTGCTAGTCAACCATCCAGCAGCCATGCGGTTTGCATCACGTTGGGTAGTTGGACCATTTAAAATATGTACTAAATTTCCTTGCTCGTCCATAATATCCCACGCATGCTCCCCTACATTTGTCAAATTAGGGGCTGTTGGTTCAATATATTTTTTTATTGCAATTGCCTTCATTGCATTGTCTGGGGCGTCAATGTCGCGTATCCCCCATTCTTTACGGGCTACTATTTTCGCTTCATCAGCAGACGTTGCAACTACTTCAATGGAAGAAGCATGGCCAGCAATTGAAACTTTATACCAATATTTTTCACCAGCCTCTGGGTTTCTTTCTGTTTTGCGCTGAAGTTGAACTTGTTTGACAAAACTGCGCAAAGCCGCAGCTGGCAATTCTCCAGCTGCATATTGAGCAAAATATTTTATTGTGTCATCACCGCTGCTAGATGGCGCAAGCATTAAATATAATTTTTTTAAATATTCATTCCTTGATTTTTGTGGATCACATGCTGCATCTAACGCAACTACCATTCGAAGTAAGGTAGGCTCAATTTTATCATAAAACTTGCCAAGCCAATCATCCCCAGGGCTACGAAATTCAACATACCCTTCTTTATTGTTAATACTGGTATATTTGTCAGTGCTGCCACTGTGAATTGCCCTACTAGCAAGTTTGTTTAGACCAGCCCGCATCTTGTCCATCATTGGCTGGGCCAATTCAGGTCTCATTCTTGCATACCGTTTAACTTGATCCAACCCAGACTTGCAATATGTATTTGCTTCTCTCTCAAATTGTTCTAAAACGTATTGGTCCCCAAGCAAGATGGCAAGTTTAACATAATCTAAA